AAATTTTTAATAAAAATAATAATAAAAATTTTAATGTTATATCTACTATTTTAGATATTAATAATGATAAAGAAATAAAAGTTAATTTTATTACGGATTTTTAAGATAATTTTAATGACTCTTTTAATGAAAATGATGATGATAAATTTAATAATAATTTGGATATTAATGTAAGTGTTTTTGTAAGTGAATATAAATTGTAATAAAAAGTTATAAAGATTTTAATGAAAATGATGATATCAATAGTGATAATAAAATGAAAGATTGAAATATTGATGTGAATGTTTTTACAGGTATCGGAAATAATATAAATGTTTATATTGTGGAAGTACCTAATGAAACTGCCCCGTCCATTCAAGGGTTTGCGAAGCCCCCCGCTTGAGATTGCAGGAAAGAAAAAAATAAACGTTTCCTGAATAGTCTAACTAAATATTATTCAACTATGACAAAGCAAATCAAAGAAGCAATTGAAACAATTGTTAAGGTTGTTCGCATTAGTGGTAAAACTAAACCGCTGGCAATTAATGGCAAAGAGAATACCGATAATGTCGTATTCCTTCGTGCTTTCGATGCTGAAAGCGGTGCGAAACTTGATACACCGCTAAGTATTACAGAAAGTAGGGCAAAAATGTTCGGTTTCTCGTGCCTTTGTATTAGTGAGGAAACAGCCGAACGCGATAACGCCGGAAATGTGGTTGAGGAACTCAACACGCTGACGAATCCGCCCAAGTACTACGAAATGACACTCCGAGTAGTACCGAAAGGCGAGCCGGGCGAATGGGGTTACAAGACCAAGAAGGCCGTGACGGTGGACGGCAAAGAGTACAAAGCGGGTGAACTCGTTCCCTATCGTACTACCGGAACAATGATAGTTGAGGCTATCGGCAAGGAGTACAAAGATACGGATTTCAAGAGTGCCGCGATTAATCGTATCAACGGAGCCGCAAACGCTGCCGGTGATATGGCATATCGTGTCGAAACTTTCCGTCTTATGTTCGGACGTGTTCCGAATATGGCTAACGAGGAAGATAGAAATACCTTGCTTTCTCTTCCGGTAGCACACTAAACAAGTAGCGTTAAGGGTGACGAACGTCGTAATGATGTTCGTCATTCTTTTCGTAAATTACAAGTTTCATTACGACCAACACTTTAATTTATATTACGACCAACACTATTAAAACTATGAAATGGTTAGGATTTATAGTATTAGTTCTAATTGAATCATTAGCTATATTCGGTTTATCATTAGAACAAATAGGATTTACTGTTCCACAAGCGATATTAATTTCGTGTTATGTTGTGTTATTAATTATCACAATTACGGGATTTATTATTGCGCATTTTGTAAATTTACAAAAAGAAAGAGAAAATGAATTTCGAATTTTAGTAGAAAAATTACGAGGACAAAAAGAAGCAATTAAAACAGTAAAAGAACAAGTGTTTAGAATAGGACAAAATGTATTAATTTCAGAAGAAAAACTGGAAGATATTAAAGAAGAATTTAAGAGATTAAAATGATGTGAATTAGAGGGATTAGTTGCGGAGGTATTATCTCCACTTTTATCTTTATTATTATCATTATCAGAATCTCTAATTTTAGGCAAATAATCTCTTTATAATTGTTCTTAACAATCTTACAATATCATTTATATTAATTTTTCTATTTTCATTTATAATATTTTTATCATTATTATTTTCATTAATATTCTTTATTCATTTTATCATTAACATTCCCAATTTGATTTCCTATAATTGTTATTGATTATTTTTCATTATCATTTATAATAATTTCGATATTAATATTTTCATTTTCATTTTCAATAATAATTGTAATAATTATTTCTCTATTTCTTTCATTCTTTTTAATATTACGTTTAACTATAAAATTTATATGAAATTTACAAATAATTTCTTTATCACCTTTATCATAATTTTAAGCAAATAATCTTCCAATCATTGTTCTTAATAATTTTGTATCATTTTTAACAGTAATATTTATTTTATCATTTTCAATAATATTTGTAATAATTATTTCTTTTCTTTTATCTTTTTGATTTTTATCATCTTTTCCTTATATTGTTATCATTAAAATCATAATAGTAATTGTTATAATTATTGTAATAATATTTTCATTCTTTTTATTTTTACTTTTTACAATATTATAACTTTTACATTTATCTTTATTAATAATAACAATATTCTTATTATTCTTTTTATCATTTTGAGCATTAATATTTTCAATTTGATTTTCATTAACTATAAATATAATAATTGACATTGTAATTGTAATAGAATTTGTAATATTAATTGTAATTATTTATTCTTTACTTTTATATTATTTATTTTCATTATTAATTATAATAGTTTTAACATCATAACTATCATGACTTGTGCTATCATTGGATTTATTATTTCCTATTTATTTGTTAAATTAACAGTAGGAAATTCAGTAGATATAACTGATAAATCAGAATTTACACTAACAGAAAAACTACAAGCATCATTTCTAATATTCTTATTCGCAGGATATTGGATTATATTACTTGCAAAATATCTCATTTCATTAATTTAATCAACTATGGACACAACAGAATCTCCTAAACGAAAAATATCTGCATTAGAACGTACAATCGTTGCAGGTATAGGTAGTATTACAATGCCTGATATGATGGCATTACATAAGAAATTTCCTACATTAACTATCGAAGATATTTATGATATACTTAGTTCGATAGAAACATCTGCATTAGGTACAACATCACGAGAATTTATTCTTCAATATGCAGAAGTAAGACTTCTTAGTTTACGAAAATCTAAAACTATTGAAGAAGCAACAGTACAAACTTGTGAAATATCAGAAAAAGTACAAGCTCTCATATCTCGTAATGAAGAATTAAATGACCGACTTGAAAGACAAGCATCTTATATCAGTAAACTTCAACGAGAACTATCAACATTCAAATCAGTAAATAAAAATATTAAAATAGTATCTCTCGTACTATTATTCTTACTGATTGGTCAAGTTATAGCACATTTTACACTGTAAATTATGATAAAATCAGTAACAATAGATTTTCGTATAGAAAAATCTATAACAATAGTATCTGGTGAAGATTTCAAAATTAAACGTGTAGCAACATTTGATAATTCAACAGATATTATTATATCAAATATATCAAAAGATAAAGTACAACAATTAAGAGAATTATATAAATCTAATAAAGAAATAAAAATAGCAAATTTACCTGTTGGAGATATAGTAATTGTTGTAGATAATAAACAATTATTTCAAACTATAATTAAACATACTTTGTAATGATACCACCAATAGAATCAGCTATATTAGAACTCAAATCAGGACTTAAATTAGAATTTAAAGACGATGAAATTGTAAAATTAACACAATTAACTTTCACACAATCAAAAGTACAATTTGAAACTCAATATGATTCATTAGATGAATTATTGAGTGCAAGAGATAAATTCTACGAATTAACTAATGAAGTTATTGTATTAGTTTTACCATTCAACAAGTTACACATTTCATACAGAGTAGAATCAATAAAATCATTAATCCTTAATTATAAATAATCATGTCGAACAGTATGTTTTTTCTTCCTTGCATTTGTATCATCATTTGCTTTATTATTTCCGTTATTACTTATACCTATAATAAGGCCAAAGATAGAGCAGTTGATAAAGCTATTAATGATGATATTCAAGATGGTTTTGTATGCTTGGGGGATGTTTATATTGATAAGTATTCTATTGAGTCTATTTATTTAGATGATAATGGACATCTTGTTGATATTAAAACAGACCATAATCAATATTCTTATCGTTTTACAAGTGAAAGTTCATATCATAAATATCTTGATTATCTTGAAGATACTTGTAAAATTGATACAATGATTCATAATCAATATTAAGCAAATATGAGTAATCTTAAAGAAGCTCTCGCACAGGATTTTATCTTCTTACATGGAGATAAAAAATATAGTAAAGAACATCAGTTTATAGCTTGCGAACGTTCTCGTAACGAAACTCATGTAATTGTTGGTTACGCGTATCGCTGGTTTAGTGATGCTAAAACTACTGTTTCTCAATATGCTATTCCTATTTCTGATTGGGAAGATACAGAGAAATTTATTACTTTCAATGATTATGTGAAAGAAAATCTTATAACAGGTGAGAAATATAATTTACATAATATTAATTACTGTCTTAGTATTAATGCTTTCTTTATTGAACATTTAGAAGATAGTATGAGTACTATTAATGAACGTAATCATCGTAAAAATCCACCGTATAAATGTTGTGATGAAGAGGTCGATTATTCAGATGATGATTTTATGGAAATATATGATTAACATAAAATAACTAATGTTATGACTGCTAAATTAATTGTATCTGTTAAAGAAGTAAACGGTATTGCACAAGTCGTTTACTATTGTAAAGAACGTCGGCGTATTTATAATAAATCGTTCGCTGATACTGTTCGAGAATTTCGTGATGCTTACAGAAAAGCTAACAAAAAATAAGTTGCAACTGGAGAGGGCTACGCAGCTGGGCTACGCCCAGCCGCTCCGCTCCCCGGTGGGAGAGGAGGTTGCACGCCCACTTGTCGCGCTAATACTGTTACTAATATGAAAACTAAACTATTAAATGTATCATCTTTAAATGTTATAGAATTAGATATACTTAAGTTAGACACACATGTTAGACTTAAAGAATTAAATTATTATAGTACTCATACAAGTCTTATTAAGTATTTTAAACTTGAACATTTATGTGATAAAACATCTAAACTACTTCAAGATTTAGGTATGTTTTATCGTCTTGAAAGAATACATAAAAAATGGCAAGTTACTGAATACATTATTAAAGGCGCAGCTCTTATAGACGAACATGTTATTGAAAGTATGACTATTAATTCAAATAAAACAAGAGAAAATAAATTAGTTTATTATATTAAAAGTGTAGATGACAAAAGTCATTTACTTGTAGATGCTGATACAGTTGAACCTATTGAGGAATATCATTCTCAATGGAGTATTGATTAATATGTAATATTGATAGAGCAAAAGCTCAAATAATTAAAGAACATAAGTTTAACTAATCAATACAGATAATCATGTTATGTGAAATTATATCTGAAACAAAAGGAACTATTGTTAATTTACCTATACAAGATGATATTAATGTTAGTCGTGACGATTATATTGAAGTTAATAATGTTCGATATGTAGTTCGTCGAAAAGAATATATTCTTAAAACTGAAACTGAACCTACTGGAAGACAAGTTTATATTACTCGAATTGTTATTTATGTCATGTAAATTATGCCAAATTTAGAAGATTGTGTTATTCAGTTCGAAGACCCTAATCCAACAATGACTCGTGTCGAAAATGCTCCTGCGGGTATTGGTGCTGATATAGTATTTCCAAGTGTGGAACCGGAACATTTACGAGGTAGATCATTATCTGCTATTAGGCCTATGACAGTTACTGAATATAATAGTATTCATGCAGATAATTATAAAACTGAAAAGAATACTGGAAATATCATTCTTATTATGATTGTTGCAACAATATGTTTAATTAAAGTCATTAGAGCTGCGAAAAAATCAGATTAGCTAAATATGACTACTGAACAAGAAAAAGATTTTAAGAAAAGAGGTATATATAATGATATTATTCTGATGACAAATCTGACGATGATATATTGTTATATTATGTTCTTTGCTCTTGAAGAAGTTGTTAATATCTTTGGTAAACGTTATCGACATTCAACCAAGTATTATTATAATATCGTTCGAGAAGTTCTCGATAGAATTAATTGTGATAATATTAATTGTTTCAAAACAAGTCAGCAAGATGCTGGTCAAATGGTTTTGGATGTTGTTAAAGAAATCGAAGATAGACTTGTTTTTGATGATAAACAGTTATATATCCTATTTGTTATTAATCAAAAGGCTTACGATAATATTCATAGGTTTGAACCTGAAGTTACAAGTATATTTAAGAAACAAATTGAATACATTTATCGTAAACTAATTGATTATTGTCCTGTAACATTGGATAAAGACAAAATGGCTATTGCAACTATTGTCATTAATCAAGTTATTAATAAAATTAAAGCTCGTGAGGAATCTAATGGTTCACTCACTATTATATATGATGATGCAAAATAAATTTCAAGATTTGTTTGGTCATACCATATATAATTATTATATTTGAATCATAAATAATAAACAAACAAACACAAGAACTATGCCTTACATTATCACTCGTGCTAACGAAAATAATAAAGTTGGTAAAATGGGAAAAGGTCGCAAAATCAGTCATGTTCAAACTATCGTAGTCGATGGTGATGAACGTAATAAGTGTCGTCCTGTATATCGTGTAACGCTTATTCACAAAAATAATAAGTAACAAATTAATACAACAAGTTGTAAATACATTATCATAACAAAATATGTAATGGGTAGAAATCCTCGATAGGCAATCCAGTATTAAACTACTATTTTTACAACTTGTTTTCTTGAACTATGGTGTAATGGTAACACATGAGATTTTGGTTCTCAGATTTCAGGTTCGAATCCTGATAGTTCAACTATTATAGATAATCATGGCAGAGATATAAATGCAACCGACCGTGTACTTGGTGATACATAAGTCAAGACTTAACTGTATTTTAGGCTGGTGTAAGTCCAGCTGATTATCTATAATTACGCCGTGTTAGCTTTAATGGTAGAGCAGCTGACTTGTAATCAGCAGGTTGTAGGTTCGAATCCTACACACGGCTCACATTGGGATTGTTGTGTTCCAAATGTTGATGTTTTGAAATGGACATCTCGGAGTACTTCTGTTGTGATAATAGTGGTACTCTTTTTCATGTAAATTCTAATCTAATATATAATATTATGACTTTAATCACTCTACCTTCTGGAACTGTTTTAGCTAATGATTACACTCTTCCGATTATTGTTGTTAGTAAAGTTCTTATGGCTAATGACAACAATCCTCATGCTAAATTGTATCCTTATTATTTTACAATCATGTATGCTAATGGAGTTTCAATTCCTATCATAGCTAAAACATTAGCAGAAGCTGAACTTGATAGACAAATAGTTGTTAAAGCTATTACTCCTACAAAAGATTCAAATGTGAATTAATTATCTATTGAGATTAAAAGCTAAATTAAAATTCATCGAAAGACTAAAAACAATAATCAAACAAAAAGTAAAACTATGGAACAGACACAAAACACTTGCAGAGTAGCAATTAAGTTTAGATTTACAGTTGGTTCTTGTGCTGGAAATAATTATTCCAGTTGGGGCACACTCAAAATCGTAACTGAAATTAAACCTACTATTTTGTTTCATAGGTCAGAGAATGGTGAAAAACATAATCTGATTGAACAAATAGCTACGGATAAAGTTAAAAAACTTATTAAAACATCTGGCAGTAATATTGTTGATGTTGAGATTCATTCTGTAACTCTTATCTAATATAGTTGACTACGAACTATTAATCGTGGTGGTTTAAGGCGAGATGGTGAAATAGGTAAACACGAAGGACTTAAAATCCTTTGGTCAGTAATGACTTTGCGGGTTCGATTCCCGCTCTCGCTACAAGTGTCCAAATGATGGACGCGAGTGTACCAATCCGAGTACACAATCTTGCAGACAAAGCTGTCAAAAATCTGCGAGTTAAAAATGTGACAGTACTTATGGATACTCATAAGGCTAACGCTGGCGCCAAGCGGAATAATATTATGTGAGTTTCAACACGTTCATTTAGTAATGCTGTTGTTAGTGCTGACGAGCAACGAACAAGAAACGAGAGTACTCCTCCTTCTTGTCTTTTTAATAATGACGAAACACGCGCGACAAGTGGGCGTCCAACCCACTCCCCCACCGGGTAGCGGAGCGCTGGGCGAAGCCCAGCAGCGAAGCCGACTTAAATTGCTACTAAATTAACTCTTAATTAAATACAAATTAAACTATCTAACATTATGGTATGAGTAAGCAACCTATTATACAAGTTCATAGTTGTAGAGCTTGTAAGTATTGTAAAAGTAAAACTTCGTATAAGTCACGAACTGAACGAAAGACTTATTATGAATGTGATAAGACTAAAACTATGATTACAGAAAGTGTATATCAGACAAATGATTGTTTAACTTTTATTAGTCGTAAATAGTTTATGCCTAAACTCAATGCTAATCAGATAGACAAATATCTTAATCCGAAAGATAACGGAGATAAGAGAAGGTCTAAACCTAATAGGAATCTTCGAGAAGATAACAATCAAAATTATAATAAGAAGAATGATAAACGTAGGCCAACAAGTCGTAACCAGTAAAGGTAGATATGGTCGTGTTATTGATGTTGATAATTCATCCAATGAACTTAAAGTATTAGTTAAGATTGGTACTAAAAATTATTGGATATTAGAAAGTCAATTAACTCCTGCTACACATATAGTTAGGGTTAAAGTTGAATACGAAATAGATTATTGTGGTAAATCTATTACCGATAGTCTTGAAGTAGCCCTAAAACGTGATACTGTTCTTTACAATGATAATGTTAATTATTTAGTTCAGATTTGTAAAGATAAAGTAGAAAGACAATTAGAAATGGAAGTAAAAGTTAAACAAATTAAAATTTCATAAGTGCTATGACATTTGACTTAAAAGTTATTACTATTGAAACCAAACCTCGTGCTGGATACTTTATTCTTGACGAAGGTGAATTTTCTACTGTTAAAAAGGTTGTACCTCAACGTAGCGAAGTTTATCTTGATAATGGTAAAGTATTATCTATCGCTGATGCTTCTAAGAAAGTTGCAAAACTTATCGGTGAAGTTACTACTGAACAAGAGGATAAAGTTATTACAAAAACTTATTCGATTATTCATAGTGATTTCAGTGGAATCATTCGCGGTTTGTATGATACGATTCCTTATGGAGATGATGTTCCCGAAGAGGATAGAAAATATAAAACGCTTCGTGATGCACTGTTCGCTGGTGTAAAAGTCAGATATGAAGGTGCATTTGAAACTATTCTTACTCGTACTGTTGTCGATGAAGTTGTTGAGATTTCAAGTCTTTCTGTTGT